CTGATCCCTTATCAACTTTACGAAGTACTATTAAATTGTTTATTCAACCCTCTAACAGCCAGCGGAAAGTTGGGAACTATGTACCTCCAATTGATGCGTGATCGTGACTTTAAGGTGACTCCTGCGATTGCAGGTAAGCCGTCAACCATTTCCCCACGCAGCAAGGCGACACCAGAAGAAATTCTTGGTGAACACGGTACTCCCCCCCGGAAACCCGGGGAGAAGGGTTGGATGGCACAACGTGAACTGGTCCCCTTAATCCAAAAAGCTATCTCGAAAACTCGGAATAGTTGTGTAGCCCTACCAGCGATGGTAAGATACACTAGGGGGCAGCCTATGGGGGCTTATGGTTCGTTCGGTCTTTTGGGCCTTATTCACCACTTGCTTATCCAATATGCTGCCTTAAGGGTTGGTCAGTATCCGTTTCTCACATACCGAGTACTGGGTGATGACTCTGTCTTCTTTGAAACAGAGCATCACGCAGGAAAGGTCTCTGAGCAGTACCTGGTACTATGCGAGATCTTGGGCATTCCAATAAACCTTCATAAGTCTTATGTCGGCAAAGATTTCTTTACTTTCGCTTCCCGTACTGCCCATAAAGGGCTTGAAGTTACACCGGCCTCCCTTAAAGGGGAGATTTCGGTAAACAGTACTGGAAGAAGAGTAGAATTCGCGTTCTCCCTCCTTTCAAAGGGTTGGACGTTGGATGGCTCTAAGTCCTCTCACCAGAAATGGTTGACTAGATTTATTAGACTTTTAACAGAACCTGTGCAATACTTCTTCGGGATGAAGTTAGTAAGCACACAGGGTCTGTTAGGAACTATCATCTCTAGGCTGGTATCCGTGGCACTTTTACCTCGTTACTCCAATATGGAGAAACTTGGTTTAAAGTATCCACCGGTTAAAGCCTGGCTGGCCTCGTTAAGAGGTTCAGCCTCGATTTTAGCTAAACAGGTATCGATAACGGACAATTCTTTCGAAGGGATACATTTCGATAATGAATATACTTATTCTAGTTATCTACTTTGCCGTTTCCTTCAAAAGAGACTTGTCTTGGCAGTCATTCAGTCTTCATTGCTTTCTAAGAAGCTGCATGATACTGACGAGGTGAGCTACTCTGAGTCGGTAACGGCGATCATCCAACGTTCTTACTTTTCTTTCTTAGCCAATACACAAGTATTAACTAATACAGAAATCTCGAAGCTATTGGGTATATATGATATAATGTCTTATGTCCCCGAGAATCAAAGAGAAAGTATTGTACCTGATCGATGGTATCTTACCAAAGAACAGATGAATCAACTTACTTTGTATCCAATGCCCATGACTGGGACCATAGAGACACCCTCCCGTATGGGAGTAAGTGTACTCCATGGTGAACTGATGACGCGCTACCATGGGAAACCATGGATCACTTTGTCACAGTTCTATGAAGACATTTTGGTTCAATTAGTTAATGTCATGCTGAGTTTCCGCTCTGTCCTAGACTGGACGGTGGAGGCGAACCTGAGGCCCGACAACCAACTCGAGTCTTATGTTTTCAAAGATGAGAGCGGGTCCTTGGATTTTATACATGCTTCCATGATTTCGATGTTTTATAAATCACCTACTTTCAATGTTCCAACTGAT